CTTCAACCAGTCAGTCGTAGACGCATCTGGTAAGGTTGTTCCTACTTGGGGTGATGTGCTTAACAGAGCAAACCTTGGTATGGAAGTAATGCACGAGCGTAATGCTCATAACTTCCCACTTGACTTAGCATCTGCTGAGACTAGTGAAGTTGCACTCGTTGCTCCATCTGTTGGTTAATAAATACGACTGAGACACCGTTCGTGCGGTCTCTACATAGTCGGAACACCCAAAGACCCTAAATTACTTTAGGGTCTTTTTTTAATGCATGGAATTAGACGAACAAATTAAACTGGGTCATCTCTTACTTCAGGAGAGAGTTTGTAGAATATGTAAGGAGAGAAAGAATCTTTTACACTCATATTATCGTGTTCGTAAGGATGAAAAACTTGCTTCATCTTATTCATATGAGTGTAAAGAATGCACCATAAAAAGAATTACAGAGAGAAGAAAAAAGAATTTTAATCCAATGGAGTGGTCATATCCTGACTGGTGAGACTATATACTTGTAGTTGTAAAAAATACTACAACATGGTAGTATTGTTAATAGATCAGGAGGAAAATCTGTAATGAAAGAACAAATGATTAAAGCCTTGCTTGCACATGCTCAAGGAGACATTGCAAAACATAAGGCAAATGTGGAAGTTTATTTAAGTAACCCTGCTGGCATAGGGGAACACTCAGATGTCATGGGTGCGATTGAAGAGGAGTTAAATATGATTGCCAAGTATCAAGATCAAATCGAAGTCATAACTAAGTATTTTAAATAGATGTCTTTACTAATAGCAATTATGTCATTTGCAAATTTTGTTTTTTATCCATTGGTGATAGGAACAATCATTGCAGTGATTGTAGAACAAATTTTTAGATCTACAGGTGATGAAAATGATCCTAAAGCAGTAAGAAATGTATTCCTCTCTATGGGTGTACGAAAGTATCTCTGGAGACAGGCATGGTTGTTTAACATAATATGGTTTGTGTGTTACGCAATACTTTTATTTGTGGTAAGACCTGGCCAACAAGCAATGCCTGACATGATTTGGCAGGGTTGATTTTTCTTATTTCTGTGGTATCATAAAGTTAGTTTAAAGAATTTTGAATGTTAATGGCATTATTGTCTTGGATCTCTCTTGGTGTGGTAATCGGAATTATTGCCACAGTTATTATAATGAATTGGTATAATCCACATTGATATATTTGATGCATATCAATATATACTAAATAAACTTCGTTACTTTTAACATGCACGGAAACTTAGAACCCGAAGAAAGAGTTATGAACCAAAAGAACTTTACGGTCTTCTCAAAAGATGGTTGCCCTTACTGCACAAAGGTGCAAGAAGTACTTGATTTAGCAGGTCTAAATTATGTAAATTATAAATTAGATAAGGATTTCGATAGAACAAGTTTCTACGGTGAGTTTGGGGAGGGTTCTACGTTTCCTCAAGTAACAATGAACGGAGAGAAACTTGGTGGATGTACTGATACAGTTAAGTATCTACAGGAGAAACAACTAGTCTAATGTATTCAGAATTCGATAATGTTTATGACATGATCGAACATGCTATTGACTATGCCTTTCAAGGAAAGATGCAACTTAAATTCTATGAATTTTTAAAAGCATCTAAAGCCAAAAAAAATGAAGTAGATGGATTTCTTAATAGTTCTACAGCAAAAGAACTGGGTGATTTGATTATTGACTTGGAAGAGTATATCAAGGGCGGTGCCGATAATCAGCATAAACAATTGCGTGAGGCCTATCACCATGTGCCTAAACCTCAAGCAAGAAAAATAAAAAACTATTTGTCTAGCATCCTAGAAGATGCGTGGAGGTATAGTAATGACAGAAAGCCAGGAAGAAAAAGAAAGCACTCTAAATAAAAATGACTCTGAGATTAATCGAGGAGTAGAATTGTTGTTACGTAATAGGAGGAAACCAGAAAAACCAAAAACCTTTCAGGTAAAATTTGGAAAACTGGTGTCCCTCTGGAACAGGGAAATCGTTTTTCACTTTAATTTTTACCTTGATATTAGAAAAACATAACACTCTGGAGGTGTACAATGGACATGACTATAGTAACATTAACTTTAACGACAGTTGTGTCGTTCCTTGCATTATTAGTAGGTGGTATGATAGGATGGATGGCAAGACAACATTCATACGAAACGACACCTCAAGTGGTATACACGCATCCAGAAATGTTCGATGCAAATGGGAATGTTCTTCCCGATGAAATTTTAGCTTTAAGAATTGAAAACAATTATGACACCAGCGAAGACAACAACGAGGAAGACTAAGGCAGCACCTAAGAAAAGAACTCCACCAGCACCTGCGGTTGATTCTCTTCCATCAAATCCTTTTCTCTTTGAGATTTTTGATCTCACATCAAAACAAAAAACAAATCCAAAGAAGGTTCAAGTTTTACAAAATTATGAGCATGACTCAGTTAAGTCGGTTCTTATTTGGAACTATGATGATACTGTTGTTTCCCTCCTTCCTGAAGGTGAGGTTCCTTATGGTGACCTAAAAGATCAGAATGTTTATGCAGGAAGTTTGTCAGAAAATCTGGCAATGGAAGCAAGGGGTGGTGAGGCTGCCACCAAGCAGGACTTAAAAGGGCAAGGAAGAACATCTTTAAGGCGAGAGTGGCAAAACTTATATCATTACGTTCAGGGAGGCAATAACACGCTTTCTACGATACGTAGAGAAATGATGTTTATTAATTTGTTAGAGGGTCTTCATCCTAAAGAAGCAGAACTTATTGTATCAGTAAAAGATGGTAAATTAACTGATCTTTATGACGTTAGTTTTGATATTGTTAAAGAAGCATATCCAGATATTACTTGGGGTGGTAGATCATGACTACTAAAACAAAAACAGATAAGAAAGTGACTGAAGAAAAGAAAGAAGAAAAGTTTAATCCATCTGATTATTCTTGTGAAGTTCTTCTGGAGAAAACCACTATGGAAAAGGCAAGAGATCCTAAATTTCCTAGTGATGCTTTCAATGTAACTTATGTTGTTGATGGTAAGGAGTATCTTGATGTTACTCGTTCTGGTAAACAAGTGAATGTATTTGATTACTATTATGATAAGTATGGGAAAGATGCTGTTCAGAATATTGATTGGGGTTATGGTAATGTAAATCCACATCAGTATGGGTATAAGCCACCTGAAAAAAAGAAGAGGAGAAAGTAATGAAAGAAAGTGATGCTGATATAAGAGTGCAGATAGATGCACTCATTCGTGATAATGTACAGGAGGTTATTAATGATTATGTTGACGATAAAGAAGCATCTGTCAAGGAAACTGGTTTAGGATTTGTTAAAAAAGAAGATGAGGATAATGAATTCAAAGTTAATATATCTAATGACGAGGTGGACAAACTTATTAAGGAATACAAGAAAATAAAAAAAAAACAAAAATCTAATTTAAATCAAATTAAAAAACTTGGATTAGTTGATAAAAATGGAAAACCTTTATAAAAAATGAATTACAAAGATGCAGGAGTTGACATTGAAGCAGGAAGATCTTTTGTTAATAATATAAGGGAAGTTGTTAAATCTACTTATAGACCAGAGGTTATGGGTAGATATGGTGGCTTTAATGGTCAAATTAAAATCCCTGAAGGATATAAAAAACCAATATTAGTTTCTGGCACTGATGGTGTAGGAACTAAAATGAACATGGCAACCATTGCACATGATCCAACAGCATACTTTGTGCTTGGAATTGACCTTGTTGCTATGTGTGTTAATGATGTTATAACATCTGGTGCAGAACCATTATTCTTTTTAGATTATATCTCTTGTCCTAAACTAGATAATGATCGATTAGAGCAATTAGTTTCTGGTATAGCAGAAGGATGTAGGCAATCTGGTTGTTCTTTACTTGGTGGAGAGACTGCTGAACATGGTAGATTTGCTAGAGATTATGACATGGCAGGATTTTGTCTGGGTGTTGTAGAGGAATCTGTAATAATTGATGGTAGAGGAGTTAAACCTGGTGATCAGATTATTGGTATAGCAAGTAGTGGACTTCATAGTAATGGTTACAGTCTCATTAATGATATGCTATGGAGACAAAAGATATTTTTTAAAGATACACCAGAACTTCTCACTGCTACTACAATCTATGCATCTCTAGTAGATAAACTATTAGATAATTTTCCTATCTATGGAATGGCACATATAACTGGTGGTGGAATACCAGAGAATCTTCCAAGATGTATTCCTCAAAAGTATAGTGTAAATGTTAATTATAATTCATGGCCTATACCAGATATATTCAGTAAAATAATGCTTGCTGGTGAGATACCTGAAGAAGATATGATTACTACTTTTAATATGGGTATTGGATATTGTTTAGTTATTCCTCCAGATAGAGTAGAAAGTATTCAAAATTTTATTTCAAAAAATGGATTTTCATCTTGGGTTATAGGAGAAGTTGTGACAAATTAAAAACTGTATCACATATTACAATTTTACTTGACTATATAGTATAACTGTGTTAATATTAACACAATCGTTCATCCCGAAAGGGACGCAAGTAAGCCGACTCGGAACGGATCGTTCATCCTCATGGAAGTTCTACTCACTGCTCTCTTAACATGTGAATATGCTACAGGTCTTGTCGATCAGATATACCGCCAGCATACTGAAACCCCTAAATCTGAACTTGTTCAGGTTGTGGCACAGAGCACTGAGGAAGGATGCTTTGAGGACGCAAAAGCCGACTGAAGGAACGGGGTAAAATCCCTACTACTTTGGAGCAAGCCAATGGCAAAAGTCACTTACCGTGGAGTCGAATACGACTCTGAAGAGTACAACAAAAGAGTACTCGCTGAAGCAGATCAGCGTAGAAACCATGATCTAATGTATCGTGGA